TGTCCGTTCCCTCTGGAGTTATAAAAGTTAGAAGAAACGGAAAAGAATGTTGGTCAGGAAATTCCATCGTTGGTTCTAATCCTCGTGGGTGTGTGTTTTCGGAATATGCTATTCAAGATCCAAGGGCATACCAATTTATTCGTCCTATTTTGGCAGCTAATAAAGGGTGGGCATTATTCGTATCATGCGTAAATCCTGAAACACTTGTAATCGGTTCTAAAGGCTTATCGCGTATTAAAGACATGTGTAGCTCTCGCGCAACTTATACTGATTTTGGTGAAAAAGTATGGGGCCTTGGAGGATTTCATACGGCAGAGCAATTTTATTATGGTGGAATGCAAAAAACACTTAAGATAACTCTTGAATCTGGATATCAAGTAGAGTGCACGCCAATTCATCCTTTATGGAATGGTAAAGAGTGGACAAAGGCAAAGGATATAAGCATTGGAGACCTACTTCCAGTTCAATATGGTCAAAATGTTTGGGGCGATGGAATAGATATTTCAGAATATATTGGTAAGATTTCATCTGGCATGAAACAGGTTGATTTTGCTTGTGATGGAGATGACTTTTTCTATCTCCTCGGACTTATTCATGCAGATGGTAATTATACCTCAAACACTATTTGTATAACTAATAAAAAAGATCCAGAAATACAGAACTTTCTGCTTAATAGAAAGTTTAGAAAAAGGCCTGATGGAATACATTATGAATATTCATCTAGAGTTTTATGTGGGTTGCTTGAATCTCTCGGGTTTAAGCATGGGGCAAGAAATAAAGAGTTTCCGGAGGAGCTTTTTCTTTGCACAAAACAAGAAATGCGATCATTTATACAAGGTGTTTTTGATGGAGATGGATGTAGCGCTTCTGGTTTAAACAAAGGTGGCGCTGTTAAGCTTACATCGACATGCTTATCTTTCATAAAAGATTTACAAGTTATTTTGCTTAACTTCGGAATTGTTTCAAGTTTGCGCTACGAAGACAAGGAGCCCACAAAGCTTGTTAAGGTGTGTAGTAGGATATACAACTTAGAAATAACCGGGCATTTTGCTTATAAGTTTTATAACGAGATTGGGTTTAGGTTAAAACGTAAACAAAAGAACCAAATAAATGTTTCCGAGAGAGTGAAAGTAGGTAGTGGAAATGTTTATGCTGTTGATGCTAAAAAGCTTTGGATGCATCCAAAGAATGGGCGTTCGTTTCATAACCCATCAAGTATAACAAGAAGAGTTCTTGAGGATATACATAGTGCAAATCCTCATCCGTACTTAAAAGAGTTGCTCAAAGAAAAGTTTTTTTATTCTAAAGTGAAAAGCATAGAAGAGTCGGAGTGCGAAGTATTTGACTTTGTTATACCAGAAACTCATTCTTTTTTTACAAATGGGATAATTTCTCACAATACGCCACGTGGTAAAAATCACTTTTGGGAATTATATAACATCGCCTTAAAGTCGGAGGCTTGGTATTGTTCAAAGTTAACGCTTGAGGATACTGAGCATATTGACATGGAAGAGATTGAGTTAGAGCGTAGAGATGGCTTGATGAGTGAAGATTTAATACAGCAAGAGTACTATACATCCTTCACGATGGGTGTTGAGGGTGCATACTACGCGAAATATATAGATAAGATGCGTGTTAACAATCAAATTGGCAATGTTCCGTGGGAGGTAGGGTTTAAAGTTCATACTGCCTGGGACATTGGAGTAAGAGATAGCACGACAATCCTCTTCTTTCAGACGATAGGTCAGACGGTAAGAATTATAGATTCGTATGAGAAAAGCAAAGAGGGTCTAGAGCACTACGTTAATATTATTAATAGTAAGCCGTACACATACGGTAGGCATATTGCTCCGCATGACATAAGAGTTAAGGAGTTCGGCTCGGGAATGACACGTATCACCAAAGCTCGCAATCTCGGGCTGAACTTCACGATAGCTAATAATATCTCGATTGTTGATGGAATCGAGTCTGTACGAAGCGCCTTCAGTAAGATCTGGATCGATCAGACCAACTGCAAGGGGTTCCTGAAAGCCATTGAAAACTATAGGCAAGAGTATGATCATAAGCGCCGTGTATATAAGACAACGGCTCTTCATGACTGGTCGTCACACTTTGCTGATTGCTTACGTTATCTATGCATCTCATTACCAAAAACTCGGGACGGTTTATCACCTGAGGAGCTCAACAAGAGATATCTTGAGGCTCTTTATGGAGAGGAATCTACCATGCCTGCAATCTTTAGAGATAAAAATTCTCGATATTAAAAGAAAAGTTGCGACATTTAGAGATATAAAATCTCGCTATTAGATAGTAAAAATGGTCGATATTGTACGCAAAATGTTTCAATCGAAATATACTTGGAGCCGGAAGAAAGAAAAAAAAGGGAGTTGAAGATTATTGTGTCGTTACTACGATATGGGAATTTTAGTAACGACACTATAATTCTAAGATCGTCAAATTGGTATCCAAAGCAGTGACTGTGGTATTATTGTTTTTAAGCTATAAAGTTTATTAACAAGGAGAAGTGTAATGTCGATCTTCCCACAGGGAACTCAATACTATGAAGAATCCGACAAACATATCATAGCGCGCATGGAATCATTCTATGCCGATAGTATTACGATGAACCAGTCCTTTTGGGGGGAAGCAGACATAGATACGCGCTTTGAGTCGGGGGATCAGTCTGTTTGGGGTGAGATGTATGGCAATCATATCGCAAACAAGAGACAGTTCAGCTTCAATCGTATACGTCGCATTGTTAACATGGTCGGTGGATATCAACGTCGCAATAGAAAATCATCTGTTGTTGTTCCAGTAGAGAATGGTGACCAGGAAACAGCTGATCAATTTAGTAAGATTTTGACTTGGGCTAATAACCGTGAGAATGTTTTAGAAACACTCTCCGAATCATTCCATGGGGCCCTTGTCACTGGTATGAACTTAATGCAGGTCTGGGTTGATTATCGTTCTGATCCAATTGCTGGTAACATTCGTGTCGATAATTGCAGTTATAACTCTTTCTTAATTGATCCTTTTTTTAGGAAAGCAGATCTATCTGACTGTAATGGAATATGGAAGCGCTCCTTCTTAACAAAGCGGGAATGCCTATCTTTATTACCATCTGAATCGAATCTTATTGATGGAATGTCTGGTAATAGTGGTGCTGATGGTAAATTCCAATTTATGCCTGAAAGTACGAACTCAAACATCAATACGGGTAAGCTTTTAACATATGACGAGTTCTATTATAGAGATTATAGGTCCCAAAAGATGCTTATTGACTCTCAAACGGGGGAATCTTTTGAGTGGAAAGGTGAAGATGATGAATTGCGTATCTTTTTGGCTCTTTATCCACAAATAACAACGCTTGATCAAGAAGTTCCAACGGTTAATTTAGCCATTGTTGTTCAGGGTCGCGTTGTGTTTAATGGCCCGAATCCCATTGGTATCGACAAATATCCATTTGTTCCTGTGCTAGGGTATTACAATCCCGAGATCCCTCATTATTCCAATAGAATTCAGGGAATGGTTAGGGGTCTAAGAGATGCACAGTATTTATATAACAGACGTAAGGGAATTGAGTTAGATATCCTTGAAAGTCAGATCAATTCCGGTTGGAAGTATAAAGAAAATGCGTTAGTTGATCCAAAAGATGTTTTCCTTGCTGGACAGGGAAGAGGTCTGGCTCTAAAAGAAGACGCAATGATGACCGATGTCGAGCGCATACTTCCTGCGCAAATACCGCCATCGATGTTACAGCTTTCAGAGGTTCTTGGTAAAGAAATACAAGAGATATCTGGTGTTAATGAAGAATTATTAGGCTCTGCGCAAGATGATAAGGCTGGAATACTTTCCATGCTCAGACAGGGTGCAGGACTCACGACCTTACAAAGATTGTTCGACCAGTTAGACAGTTCGCAAAAGAATCTAAGTCGTTTGATGTTGAGCATTATTCAAGCTAATTTCACGCCGGGAAAAGTGAAGAGAATTATAGAAGAAGATCCGTCCGAGGGATTCTATAATAAAAACTTCGGTGTTTATGACGCTGCGGTTGAAGAAGGCTTCAATACAACAACTCAGAGACAGATGAACTTTGCTCAATTAATGCAATTGCGTGAAGCTGGGTTACCTATTCCGGACAGTGAGTTATTAAGATCGGCAACAATTCAGAACAAGACTGAGCTCATTAAAACGATCGAGGAGCAGCAGCAGGCCCAACAGAAGCAACAGCAAATGGAGCAGAATATTGCTCTTGAGCAAGAGAAAGCCAAACTCGAACTCGCTCAAGCTCAGGCTGTGGCTGAAAAGGGTCTTGGAATCGAGCGTATAAGTCGAGTCAATGAAAACCAAGCTATGGTTGAAGAGCGACATGCGGAGGCAGAGAAAGATAAACAAGCTGCTCTTCTCGATCGAGTGAAAGCGATTAAAGAGTTACAAGATATTGATATATCACAGATTGAAAGACTTCTAACTTTAGCAAATATGCTTAAAGATAGAGAAGCGTCGGCTTCGGTTGGGCAAGAGATGAACCTTCAGAATCAGCCTGCACAGCCAGAGCCAATGCTCTAAACATACGCAATTCAACTTTGCTAGGAGGCAGTCTCCATGGCATTATTCATAAAGGACAGAAAAATGGCAAAAGAAAAAGGAATGATCTCGGAAGATCGTGGCTCTATGTGTAACTTGCCTCAGCAAGTTGTCATCAAGCCTTACCCTACTGTAGATTTTGGCATGACCAGTAGTTACAATGACAAGATTTCAGGAATCGATAATCAGATTAAAAACGATTCTAATGGAAAAAAGAGAAGCAGATAGATGCCTGCAATGCCAAGGCCATCTAATAAAGCTCGCAAAATCGCTTACGACATAATGGGTGAGCCTATTAATATGCGTAAACTGAAGAATCATGGCCAAAAAAAAGAAAAGTCTCAGGACTATTCTAAAGGGGCCTACGAGGACACGTTTTACAATCAAAGAACTCGCTCAAAGTAATTTATGGTCTCTCTTGCTGGTACCCTCATGCAAGAGAGACCATTTGTGTTAAAAGTGCTGTTTATGGGAAATTCCCACTTATTTATGGGAATTTCCCACTTAGTTATGGGAATTTTTTAGAGAGTGACTATGTATACCACAAAAATCATACTGCTCGTTTTTTTTAGTTTTTTTAGTTTTTATTTACCATGTTATTCTATGATTCAGAACGGCTGGGCTAAGCATCCCTTACAACATTCAATCGTTTTTACTTGTATGTATGCAACATGCCATCCAATCAATAAACCCCGAGCAACAATTGTTCTGCAAAACTACACAAAGAGGCTAGAGTTCATTTTAAGAAAGATAGGTTGTCATAGTCATGCAATAGAGCTCAATAAGTGCTACAATGCAAGTTATAAACAGATTATGTATACTTTTTATGATAATAAGCTTATTTCTGGACGTTTGTTTTTGAGGGGATGTAAGTAAAATGGAAGAAAAAACAGTTGGAGCGGTCGCTCGAGAGTTAATGCTTAAAGATACACATGCTCAAGATCCTGTAGAGCTTCGTCGTGAAATGCTTGAGGACTTTGAAGCTAATGTCTATGAGTGTATATCTTTAGGGAAGAAAGATTTAATAGGTGACTTCTTTGTTGTTGTCTTGTTGAAGAAAGAACATCTTATGCAAAATGTTCTACGTAATTATTTTGCGTTTCGTTCAACATGCCCTACACCTGATTGGGATCAGACGGTCTATCGTTACCATTCAAGCAATGATACGGTAGAGCTTCTATGGGTAGTACCATCAAAAGATGCTTGTAGGTTTTTTATGTCGAACGCAATGACTATCGCTAAAGATAAGCGAGATATCCTGCGTTATGTGTTAGATTTTGAAGATGGAACTCTTTTAAGAATTGCTAAAAAGTTTAATGGAGAGTCCGAAGGGTCAATAATTTTAGAAGATAGGGTAAATGAATGGACCAAGACATCAGCGTAGAACCAGTAGTGGAACAAGTAGTAGAGCAACAAGAAGAAGCAGTCGCTCAACCTCAAGAGCAAGAAGCACCACAACTCTCTGATAGAGAGATGAACTTTAAGCTTTTAAGAGAAAAAAACGACCGTATCGAACGTGAGCGTAATGCGCTAGAGGAGCAACTAAAGCAATATAAAGCTAGGTCAGCCAAAGCCCAGCCTGAGCCAGAAGAAGATTATGGTTTTGCTGAAGATGATCTTATCGAAGGCAAACATTTAAAGACGGTTAAGCGTGAACTTAAGTCGATGCAAAAGAAACTTAAAGCGCAAGAGACACAGAGTAACCAAATAGCAATTGAAAACCGCCTTAAGTCGCAGTATTCAGACTTTGACTCTATTGTGTCAAAGAAGAATATAGATATTTTAAGGAAATCGCATCCAGAGATCGCTGCAACATTAGCTAATTCGTCTGATTTATACTCTTCAGCTGTATCCGCATACACATTTATTAAAAAGCTTGGTATCGGAGCAGAAGATACCTATAAAAAAGATAGAGATGTTGCTCATAGTAATGCAGCAAAGCCGAGACCTTCGGCAAGTGTTTCGCCTCAAAAGAGTGATACTCCTTTGTCTCAAGCTAACGCATTTTCTAAGGGATTAACTGATGAGTTGAAAAAACAGCTCCTTAAAGAGATGAATGACGCTCGACGCTCGTATTAATAAAGGGACGAAATG